GAACGGCTGGGTGAAACCCGTCACGTTCAGCAGCTCGATCGCGCCTTGCTCGGCGTGCACCCGGTAGTGGGTGCCCTCGGTGAGCGTGGCCGGCGTGGTGGCCGAATCGCGCACCGTCACCGAGGACACGAACTGGTGGGTCAGCAGGTAGATGCCGCCGGCCACCGCACCGGAGGGCAGCGCCTCGCTGGTGACGGTGCCGGAGCTCACCGCGCTGGTCTGCCCGTACAGCGTGAGCTCCAGGTTCTCGATGCTGAAGTCCTCCACCGCGCAGGAAAACTCCCCGTCCTTGCCCTTGATGAGCTGCAAGTCGGTCAGACGCTGGCCGGAGTAGCTCTCCTTGTGCTCCATCGTCTCGACGTTGAGCGAGACCTTGAGCTCGGGCACATTGCCCAGCCAGCGCATGGCCTGCGGGTTGCCATTGGCGTCACGCGCGCCCACATAGACGCGGCCTTGTCCGGAAAAGTACGGCATCGTTCACTCTCCTTTGCGGGTGGTGTTCTTGGGTTTGGCAGGCCGCTGTGGTGCATCGGCCCGGCCGTCTTGGGTTTGAAGCGCCTTGGCCGCGCCCAGGCCGATCAGCCACCGCGCCTGCTCATCCGGCAGATCGAGCACCTGGCCGCTCGGGTAGCGCCGCCCGGCGTGGGTGTGGTCGGCCAGCAGCTCGACTTTCATGCGTCGCCCCTTCCTTGCACGGCCATGGCCGCCTCGAAGGCCAGCGGGTACAGCAAGATGCCGTCTTGGTACACGGGCGCCGGCGGCGTCACCGGCTGCAAGGCTTGCACGCCCACCCGCGGCTGCCAGCCCATCAGCGACCGCAGGCACTCCATCACCAAGGGCCCGGCGTCCGCGCGGGAGCGCTCGCCGCTGGCGGCCTGTGCGAAGGCGCGCACGACCACGATGACCAGCCAGCGCGCGGCGATGCGGGCAGCCGCCCCGTGGGCGGTGACCTCCAGCACGCGGTAGCCGTCGTTGACCACGAAAGCCGCCGGCAGCTTCTTGCCGCCCACATCGTCGATGCCCAGCGCCGCCGCGCTGTGCACGCCGACCAGGTCGGTCACCGTGTCTTCCAGCCGCTGTCGGATGAGCGCTTCGACCTCGAGCATCACAGCGCCTCCTGCAAGTGGCGCTGAGCGATGTCCATGATCGCCTGCGCCCATGAAGCGGGCAGGTCGGCGCGCCCATCGCGCACTGGGAAGAATGCGCGGGCGGGCACCCGTGAGCGGCCGCCGCCGAACTGATGGACGGCCGCATAGGCCATGCGCGAGCCCACGGTCACCTGGTCGGGGCTCACGCTTTGCACCTCGATGCTCGAGCGCAGCGCACCGGTGTCTTGCAGCAAGCGCATCGCGCCGAACAGCGCACGCTGATAGCGCTTGGTGCCGGTTTTGCCCCCTGCCGCGCGGCGCGCGCGCGCTCGCCGGGTGGATTGCGCATGCGGCTGCCAGGGCTTGCCCCAGGGGTCGGTTTCGCGCTCGAAGGTGTCGACGATGCGCGTGACCAGCTCCTGCCCGATGTCGGCCAAGACAGGCCGCAGATCGTCCACACGCGCGCTCAGGCGCGACAGCGCTGCGCGGACCTGCTGGTCATCGATGGTCACATCGATCTTGGCAGCATCCTGGCCACCACCGCAGCGGTGCGCAGCCGCGGCGGCGCCCCGGCCGCCGCACCGCCGGGCACGGCAGCGTCCGCCGCGTCTTGGAACAGGGCGATGCGTCCTGCGGCGATGTCGCGCAGCTGCACCAGCGCATCCTTGTAGGCCACATAGACCATGCTGCTCTCGGTCACGCCGGGGCCGCGGCGCCACAGGTTGTAGTGCGCCACGATCGCCACCAGACGCTTGAGCGTCTCGGGGGCAGGGTCAGGCAGCGGCGCGGTGGTGGCCGCGCGCACATAGCCCATCACTTCAGCCTCGGCGTCCGCCAGCGCGGCCTGCACCCGAGCGGCGTTGGCTTCGCCGAGGTTTTCGAGGTCGGTGAGCTGCTCCACCGCCTCGGCGCCCAGGCGCGTCTCCAGCTCGGCGCGCGTGAGGATGGGCATGACGCATCACCCCTTCTTGCGAATGGGCTTGGCCGGCGCGGCTTCCGGCTGGGCCTCGCCCTCAGCGGCCGGCGCGGCTTCGGGCTGGGCCTGGGCGATGCCGTCGGCCACCCAGTCCTCGGCCAGCGCCTGCGGGAGCTCGCACTCGACCCCCGCATTGAGCGTCTGACTGCCCAGCTGCACGGTCTGGATGATGCGCACGCGCATGGCCGCCACCATCAGGTGTTGGTCAGACGCACCAGCACCGCGGGCTGGTGGCACAGCGGCAGGCTGTTGCACTGCGTGTGCAGCACGATCCCCCGCCCGCCTTCGCGCTCCCACTGCTTCACGTAGAAGGGCAGGCCCACGGTGTTGACCGTCTCGTTGAAGTCGGCCGGCGCAAAGTAGGTGGCGAAGGTGTCCACCGTGCCCACCGGGAAGGCGTGGCCCTGGTTGGCGGCGATCAGCCGGTTGCCAGAGACCGTGGCGCGGTACTCGACGAAGGTGATGCCGCCGAACGGGAACCCGGCGCGCATGTCCTGCCCGAGCCGCGCCGCGGCCTCGCTGTGGAACTTGTAGGCGTCCTGCACCTTCGGATGCTCCACCAAGGCGCTGTAGAACTCGGGTGAGACCAGCGCGGTCACGCCCGTCATCGTGTCGCCCTTGAGGTTGTCCTCGATCTGGTTGATGACCTGCGCGCACTTGCTCAGCACGCTGGTGGACGCATTGCCCAGCTCGAAGTTCACCGAGACCTGGGTCACGCCGAATGCCTGGAACAGGTCGGCGATCACTGAGCCGTCACCGTTGGTCACCTGCCCCTTGAGCGCGCCCATGCGCTTCCACTCCAGCGTGATGTCGTGCTTGGCGCGCATGCGCTGCAGGCGGCGGGCCACTTCGGAAGCCACCGTGTTCAGGCCCTCGATGCCGAAGCCGCGCACGTCCTGAATGTCGCCCGGCAGGATCGTGTCCTCGTGCACCGTCTGCTTGATCGCAAAGGCCACCGTGCGGCGGTTGATCTTGCTGGCCGTGGTGCCCTCGCCGCCCCACTCGTGCGAGGGCAGCACCGCGAGCGTGCCGGAAGCCTCTTCGATGATCACCGAGCGCGAAGGCACGCCGCGCGTAGGAAAGAGGTTCATCTGGCCGATGCGCCCCCACTGCACGGGGAACGCATTGATGGCCGCCGTCAGCTCGGCATTGGTGAAGTCGTTGATCAGCATGGCGATGGCTCCTTACACCGTCTTGCGCGCCAGGATGCCCAGCGCCTTCAGTTGCGCGATGGCGGCGTCTTTCTGCGCGTTGGTGGGGCTGCCGCCCCACACGAGGTTGTCGCGCTCCACCACGATCGCGTGGCGGGCGACGATCACGCCCGGGCGCGCGGCAGCGGTCGCATCCACAGCGGCCAGCAGCACGCCCACGGCGTTTTGCGTGCCGTCAGAGGCCCCGGGCGTGAACGCGGCGATGTGGCCGGTGGCGGTGATGCGCCCCACCACCTGACCGGCGGCGAGGTTCTGGCCGCTGGCCACGGTCACGTCCTCGCGGCTGTAGCCCTGCGGCGCTTCGTACTTGAGGAACTGGCCCTCGGTGGCTTGCATGGTTGGCATGACGGCCTCTCCTTACGCGGTGATCTGCTTGACGGCGCTCATGAGCGCATCCAGCCGCGCGCGCGCGTCATCCTGCGGCGCCCCGCCCTGGCCGGCCTTGCTCAGGCTGTGCGCCGAGAACAGCGCCGCATCCCGCGCGGGCTTGGCCACCGCCTTGAGGTCGGCTGCGAAGGCGGCGAAAGCCGCATCGCTCATGCCCAGGTAGGGCTGCACGTCCTGCGGCACGTCCCGGCCCACAGCCTCGAACACGGCGGCGAGGTCTGCCTTTCGCCGCTCGATGCGCGCGGCTTCGATCTGCGCTTCCAGCTCCGCAATGCGGGCCTGGAGCGCCTCCACGGTCGGCTTGTCATCACTCATGGGAGCGTTCTCCTTGCGGGGGGTGGGGGCGGCGGCAGCGAAGGCGTGTGCCTCGGTGTGGGGGTCAGCGCCCACCGCCACGAAAGAAACCTCACGCACGACGGCGTTTTCGAAGAGGGCAGCCACCTTGAGCGAGCGGCCGTTGACGGTGACCGGCTCGGTCAGCTCGCGCACATTGGCGTGCATGCCCACCGAAAGCTGAACCGGATGGCCTTCGGCGAACAAGGCCGCGACCTTGCGGCCCGCCTCGGTCGCTTGAGAAATCTCGCCCTCGACGGCCAGGAAGGGCAGGCCTTCGGCATCGGTAGCCTTGAAGATGCGCCCGCGGCCCGCGATGGCGTCGATGCGCTGGTCGTGATCGACCAGGATGGGCAGCGCCTCGCCTTGAGCGTTCTGCAGGCTGGCCAGGTCGATGGCCACATCCCCCATCCAGCCATAGTGCGGGATCACCCCGCCGGAGTAAGCCACGCCGGAGAACCGGCGCGGCGCATCGGGCTGGGACCGGGCGGCAAAGGTGATCGAGAGGGCCTGAGGCTGCATGCGCGCATGGTGGCGATGCGCTCAGGCTGAGGCGGCGGGAACGGGTTCACGCCGGGCGATGGAGCGGCATGCGCAGCCAGTTGCGGCCAGTTGGCGACGTCGCCATAATGGGCGTGTAACTGCCGTGCTTTAAGTGGTCGATACACATTCGAGTGCGCGGCAGGGGCCGGGGGAACGACTCACAACCCGGTCACATGACGCGCTGTGGTCTCTGGTTTGCGATCTGGCATACATGCGGGGGAGGTGCGTTCGAGATGCCAGACAGAAGGACGGCCGCCCCGGCCCCCTTCATCTCTCAAGCCATGACAACGAGGCGGCGCTCAGCAGCTCAGCGCGTTTCTTGTCCAACCCGGCAGGGTTGTCGAAGACGTAGGCCGTCTTCCCATCTACCCAATGGCCGCTGCGCTCGCGCTTGAACACCGCCAGCGCATCGATGCGCTGGCGGCCGCGCAGGAATCGACCGAGCAAGTACAGCTCCTGGCTGCTGCCGAGTTCTAGCCGCCAAATCTCCTGCGGGGCCTTGATGAGCGCGGCGATGTAGCCAAGCCAGCGGTCGCGCTCGCGCTTGCCGATCTTCCAGCGGCCATCGAGCGTGCGGAACAGGTCGTCGGAGACGACCACCACGTCACCGCTGAGCAGCGTCACGCGTGCCGTTGCACCGCCGCCGAAGGCCTGCATGAACTCGTCGAGGGCCTCGCGCTCGCGGCCCGGCTGCACGAGGGTCTCGGGCAGGTTGAGCGGCCGCGGTGCGGGCATCTCGCCGCGGCGCTCGATCCATGCCTGCTGCATCAAGGCGAAGTCCCTGACCGGGCCGTCCTTGCACCACAGCGGGGCCGTGATGCGGCCGCGAGCGGCCATCGCGGCGTCGGCCACCTCGCACAGAGCCACCTTTGACTTCAGCGCGTGAGCGTATCCGCTCCACGGATTCGTAGGCTTCGCCCCCCATCCCGGATCGGCCACGCCTTCGGCCGGCGGGTGTTGAGTCACGCCCCCGCGTGCGCGGGCCTGCTCGGCGCTCAGGCTCACCAGTCGGCACCGGCAGCGGTGCCCCAGGGGCGGCGAATGCGTGGCCCAGAACACATCGTCCACCGGCCGGATCACGCCATCGAGCGCCAGATGCGAGGGCCTCACGCGGGCGTCGTTGATGGCGTCGAACATC